TGAAGCGCAGTTAATCGCATTGGCCGAAGCTATGGCTGAGCAAATATTAGCTCACTTAATGGCTAAATTGGGTACTAAATTGGGCGTAACGTTACCTGTTGCTCCAGTTCAAACACCACAATCTGTAGAATGAATAGCTCAGCCGCCAAAATCCTTCCCGCTCTTGATAGGGCGGAGGAACACTTGGAGGTCTACATTACGGTACGTTCGGTTAAGCACGATTGCCACACTGCGTATTTGCTTAGCAAGCACGAAATCGAAAATGGCCATGTTGAGCAAATTATTCGTGATATAAATTATCGCATATTGGATTTCATTCAGGAGAAATTAAATGCCGCTAGTGAAGGGAAAAGCAGCGAAGTCGAAAAAGGGCTTCTCAACTAATGTTAAGCGTGAAATGGAAGCGGGCAAGCCACAGAAGCAGGCGGTGGCAATAGCAGAATCAGTTGCAGGTAAATCTAACAGGAGTAAGAAATGAATTTCAGTGAAGCATTAAATGAAATAAAGAATGGCGCTCTTGTAAAGCGTTCTGGATGGAATGGTAAAGATCAATATGTATTCTTGGTTAATGGTTCCAACTTCAAAGTTAATAGACCACCGTTGCTTGGTATGTTTGATGAAGGTACAGAGATAACCTACCGTCCTCATATAGATATGAAATACCAAGATGGAAGCATTGGAGTCTGGCTAGCATCCATGGGTGATTTAATGGCTGAGGATTGGGAGTTTGCATAATGGCAAGCATGAACTTAGCTTATTTAGCAGGAATTATTGATGGCGAAGGATGTATTGGATTTACCAGAATTAGAGGTCAATTAGTACCTAGGGTAAGCGTTACCAATACGAATCTACAACTAATAGAAGATTTAAAGTCAAAATTCGGTGGCTGTATATTAACTCGGAAGCCTCATAAGCCTAATTGGAAACCAGCATCACATTGGGTAATAAGCAATCGAAAGGCAGTCGAATTAATTGACAGGATTTATAGATATCTAAGGGTTAAAAGCGATCAGGCTAAGTGTTTATTCTTGCATGATGCCATTCGTCCAGGTAAGGGATTCAGATGGACAGATGAGGGTATCGAGTCTTGTAAATTATTAGAAGACCAAATCAGATGGCTAAATAAGAAGGGTAGTGAGAGTGCCATTGAACCTATGACGAGTGCCTATAGTGAAGCTCGTGAGGGCAAGAAGAGGAAGAAGTAATGGAATGTATTTATTTAGAATGGATTGACTCAATTTCATATCCTCACTGGGTTCAGAAAGATGATATTAAATGCGAACTTCCAGTAATTAAGAGTGTGGGATATATAGTAATGGAAACAGGTGAAGGAATCACAATATCAGGCAGTATTTCTGACCATTGTGTTGATTCTCCTATAACTATTCCTAAAATCGCCATCACAAAGCGAATCACCTTACATTTGGAGAAAGAAATGAGAGACAAGCCTAAAGGTGGAATGAGACTTGGCAAGAGCAAGAAGGTCACTGAGCCACGCAAGGAGAAAACAGGTGCTAAGCTTAAGAGTGAACGCACTGTAGAGACTAAAAAGCGCGATAAAGAGGGTAATGGTCGCGTTGTTAAGTCTAAGATGAAAGTGGATTTCTAAGGAGCATAAGATGGCTAAATTAACTGCTGCTAAGCGTAAGAAGATACCTAAATCTGAATTTGGATTGCCTGGCGAGAAGAAATATCCTATGCCGGATAAGATCCACGCCAGAAATGCAAAATCCAGAGCAAGTGAGATGGAGCATAAGGGTAAAATTTCTAAATCTACTGAGTCCAAAATTGATGCGAAAGCGGATAAAGTGCTCGGGAAGAAAAAGAAGTGATATTAAACCTTTGTTTAACACCTGTTCCATTTGCTAGAAATGTTGCTATACTAAATGCAATATACAAGATGTAGTGTTGACTAGGATTGTCTGACATTACATGTAGTACTCCGACTAGACGGAGCTAAAAGGACTCTAGGCCATTTACGTTGCTATACGGTAAAAATAGTCGGACTACCACGGACGGTAGGTGATCACGGTCACACCGGAAACAGTGAGGTTTCAAATGGACGATGCAAAGGATATTGCAGAATTATTGCAAGATGCTGATGTGGGTGAAGAACAGGTATTGAAAGATACTGAGGCTACACCACCTGAGAAAATGCTTCCTGCTTCCCAAGTGAATGAGCTGATTAAAAAGGCGAAACGCAAAGGAGAGCAGAAAATGCAAGAGCAATTAGACGCAGCTAAGCAGCAAATTGAGCAGCTTCAGACGCAAGAGGCGCAACAACAGTTGCAAAATACTGCGCAGACAGGCTCACCCCAAACGCCACAGCAACAGCAACGGCAGCAACAGGGTGGCATAGACGCACAGCAGATTCAGCAGCAAGTGATGCAACTAATGCAGAAGCAGCAGCAAGAGGAAGCGCAAAAGCGGCACGATGAACAGCTCGAACAGGAAGTAAATCAGGTAGCTCAACAGTATTTCGGCAAGATGGCTCAAGGTAAGGATATGTTTGAAGACTTTGAAGCAATCACAGCCGATTTTAACCCTGCTGAGTTTCCGCAATTAGTATTTTTAGCTAACCAGATGGATAACACCCCAGCCATTATATATGAGCTGAGGAAGAACCCAGGTAAATTAGCTGACTTAGCAGTATTGGTTGAGAAATCACCTAGTATGGCTAGGAACGAATTAGCGAAACTTTCCGACTCAATTAAGCGGAATGATGAAGCGAAACGTAACTTGCAAGAACCTCAAGACCCTCTTACACGTCTGAAACCTTCGCCAGTGGGAACAGACAGTGGTACGAAGTCCGTGCGGGATTTTAAGCAAGCCTCCTACTTAAAAGGCTAAAATCCTACCGAATGGTCATGTCTGTTCCTGATGAATATGGATATTTATCGGAGAAGATGACATGGCCGTTCCAAATAACATTTTGCAACAGGTACAAACCTATCAACTTAGTAACCTAGCGTACTTACAGAACTTAAACTGCTTCGTAGCTACAGCTAATACTAAATTCAAAAATTTCGAGAAACTGACTGCCAACCTTGGTGATACAGTTACGTTCGACTTGCCACCACGTTTAACTACTGCTGCCAGCCTTGTAGCTACATTCCAATCAGCTGACCAGAGAGTAGAAAACTTGACCGTGGATAAACCGATCAACGTTTCTTATGCGTTCACTGCGCAACAATTTATCTTCAACGTAGAAGACTACATGGAACAGTTCGGTAAAGCGGCTGTCATGGAAATGTCTGCTGAAATTGAAGCTGATATTGCGACTGTGTGCGTAGAAGCACCATACCGTTTCTACGGTGATGGCGTAACTCCAATTAACTCTTATGGCCAGTTAGCTGCTGCCTTAGCTATGTATCGTAACTACGGTGCTGCTAGAGACAACACTAAATTCTATTTGAGTGATATTGCTCAGTCTGCAATCGTTAACACTGGCTTGAACCAGTTCGCTACAGACCGTAACAACAAGTCTGCTAACAGCTGGGACGTTGGTGATTTCGACCGTGCTGCGTTCTACGTGTCCAACTTACTTCCAGTACATACTGCCGGAACAATCGGTGAAGACGGTACTGTGTTGACTGTAGTATCTGTAGTTAAGGACGCTAACGATGCGGTTATCCAAATCGTGTTCTCTGGTGCTGGTACTGACGCTGACGCTGTTAAAGAGTTCGATAAGTTCCAATTCTCTGACGGTGTTTCTGGTCAACCTAACCTTCGCTACCTGACTTTCATCGGTCACAAAGTGTCCTCTAACCCTGTTCAATTCCGTGCGTTAAATGATGCAGCTTCTAGTGCTGGCAACGTTACTGTTGACGTTTACCCACCATTGAAAGCTTCTGCTGGTAACACACGTAACTTGAACTTCGAAATTGCTGCGGGAATGCAAGTTACAGCATTACCTTCTCACAGAGCGGGCATGATTACTGCTGGTAATCCATTGTTCTTAGGTATGCCAACGCTGCCAGAAGAAGTTCCATTCCCTACAGGTAATGTAATTGACCCTGATACTGGCGTGTCTTTGCGTATGTATTACGGTTCTCTGTTCGGGCAAAACCAACGTGGAATGATTCATGACGCTATTTGGGGTAAGAAATGCGTCCCTGAATATGCAATGTCTGTAGTTTTCCCACTGTAATTGGCTTCGGAGGGTGAAAGCCCTCCTCTAATAAGGATATTAAAATGGCTATTTCAACACCAATCACCAATGCCCGACAGTACTACATCAATGGATTGCAATTGGCTTATGTCAGCGCAACAACAATGACTGTATCTGCTGGACGTTGCTCTAACTCTTCTAACGTGAACGACATTGCTGTCGGTCTGCCGTTAAATGTGGCTGCTACTCAGACTGGCGAATTGCCTGTTGCTGCTGGTACTGGTTCCGTAACTATTAACACTGCTGCTAATGGTGTTGCTGGTTTGGACACAGGTGCTATGGCTAACAACACGTTCTACGCTGTTTATGCTATTGGCGACAGTTACGGTAATAACCCTGGTTCAGCTTGTATCTCCGCTAACTTGGTTTCCCCGTTACTTCCAGCTGGTTACGACATGTCTTTCCGTATCGGCTATATCAAGTCAAATGGCTCAGCTCAAATCCTGCCATTTAGACAAGATGGTTGCGGTTTAGACCGTTGGATGTGGTATGACGCTTCCATTGCAACAAGCGTAACTGCTGGTGCTTCTGCTACATACGCGCCTGTAGATGCGTCTGCTTCTTTGCCAAGCTCTACTCCAACAATGGTTAACTGGTTATGCGTGTTCACTCCAACTGCTGCTGGTAACAAACTTGTATTAGCTCCTGGTACTTCTACATCTACCAATGGCTATGCTCAAGCGTCTGGTGCCGTAGCTGCTGTAGTTGAAACTGTAAACTTAATTTGCCCAACTGACAGTCCTAACACTGATGCTATTGACTATAAAGTCACTGGTTCTGCTGTTGCGATTAACGTTCAGGCTTATTTAGACCAATTAGCAGTTAACCCAGTAGCATAAGGATATGCCATGGCCTACACCACATTACAGCTCATCAACAATGCCTATTATGAATCAGGCATTGTTTCTCGTGGCTTTGAGACGGTTGTAGGCCAGCAGGCTAACGATGGCTTACAGTTCCTAAATGACCTTATTGCGGATAAGACTGTGGAAAATGGTCTTATCCCTTACTACGATGAATATGATTTTGCTGCGGTTATTGGGCAAGAGAAATATTTTATTCCTGACCTAATTGAGATTGATACGTTCGTGTTCTACATCGATACGGTACGTTACCAGACAGAGAATAGGGCGAGACGTGAGTACTTTGGTTCATCAAGAGCTGACAACATTCAGTCGTTACCAGGTAGCTGGCATATGGAGCGTTGCTTCCAAGGAGCTAACCTCTACATCTATTTCAAGCCGAATCAAAACTTTCCATTAACCATTTGGGGACAGTTTAGGCTACAGCAAGTAGTAATTAATCAAGACTTATCACTGACGTTGGATAGGTTCTACATCAACTATTTAAAATTTGACTTGGCAGCTCGGTTATGCGCTGAGTACAACTACTCCGTTCCACCAGGCGTTGCTAAGGAATTAGCTAAGTACGAAGACAATATTAGTAAGAAAAGTGGGCCGATGGATCTAAGATTGACCAAATTGTCAAGTCTACAGAGACGTGGTGGTATTAACTACGGTCAAGTCAACTTAGGCCATGGATGGGTGAGCTAATATGGTGATGACCCCTGGAGCCACGCAAATCCCAGTAAGGATTGTGGGATCGAGTATATTCGGTCGTCATCCGATTATTTCAGATGAACGCACGTGGAATATGTTTATCTCAGATGACTGGCTAATTAACTTTGCGGGCTATGAGCAAGCAGTAGAAATTCTTGGTACTGGCGTAGAAGGCCGTGGCCTATTTCATTCCACAAGGGGTAACTTTCTATTAACAGTTATTGGAGCAAACGTTTATCGTATTGATGCCAACTTAGGCTATTCGTTCCTATTTACACTAGGAACTGCGAGTGGCGAAGTGTTCATGGATGAGAACTTAAGCTCTCAGGTGGCAATTGTCGATGGCGCGAGTGCTTACATTTACAACTACACTACTGAATCAGTAGGCTTAGTTGATTTCGTTTACACTGGTGGTGGCACACCATTTACCCCGAATTATGTCACATATCAGAACACGTACTTCATTTTCGGGAATGGAGATAACACAACTTCGGGTTCCCAATGGTTCGTCTATAAGACTGGGTTTAATCCTACAACCTTGGCTAACCCTCTACAGCTCGTATGGGTTCAAACATTAACGCTACAGACTAAACCTGACTTTGCTAAAGCATGTATTAGAATTCCCAGCCATGGTAACAACCTCCTTGTTCTTGGCTCAACTGTAGCGGAAATTTGGACGAACGTAGCAGGGCTACAGATTTACCAGCGTCAATCCTCTATCAACATCGACTATGGGGTAGCGTCTGTTTCTACGATTGCTGCTTCAGATGACATGATTGCGTGGCTCGGTATTAACGAAAAGTCCTCTCCAGCGATTATGGTGATGATGGGTGGTAAGGCTGAAAGGCTTTCTACGGATGGAATTGACTATTTGCTCAGTGGCGTGAAACATCCAGAACGTTCCACGGCTATGTTTTATCGTCAAGATGGTCATGTGTTTTACATTTTGACCTTCTTCGACATGCTAGATAATTTTTCAATCATGTATGACTTCACTACGGGGAAGTTCTTTGACATTACTGACTGGGACTTCAATTACCATCCAGCCCGACAGATGGCGTACTTCAATAACGAGATTTACTTTGTTTCCTTGAAGCAGGGTAGCTTGATGCGAATTAGCACCAACTTGACTTCAATTTCTACAGATATACAGAACGAATATGAAATCCCACGCATTAGAAAATGTGATACCTACAGGTTGCCAGGAAGTGATCGCTTTATCGTGAATCAATTCAGTTTCACTGTGGAAAATGGCGTTGAACAGAACGTAGATTATCAGTTTGAATGTGACGGCTATATACTAGGTGAGGTCAGTAGTCAAATCATGTACTCTGAGGACGACTTGCCTTTACTTGTAGAAGGTGGTAGTTGCCAGATTTACAGGCCACGAATTGACGTAACATGCTCTAAGAATGGCGGGGAAACCTACGGTAATGCTGTGCCATATTTTATGCACGCTACAGGTCATTACAAGAATCAACCGAGGTTCAACAAGCTAGGTGAGGCTAACCAGTTCACTATTCAGATGCGGTTCTGGGGATTTGGAGCAGTCGTAATTGCTAACGGAATGCTGGAGGTGTACCAATGATTATTCCATCGTTTCAGAATGTACAATTTGTCGATCAAGATGGCTTCCTTACGACCCAAATGCAGATGTACAATGATGAATTGAACAACGTATTGCGAAATGGACTTTCCGATAATGGTTGGACACTACCGACAGTTACACAGGCTCAATTGACTGCGATTCAGGCTCTACCCTCTGACCAACAGTTGCCTAACGGTACAGTTTGGTACGTACACGATACTACGACCGCAGTGTATGAAGTGGTAGTGAAGATTAATGGTGCGTTGCGTAAAGTAACTACCACCGCTTACCCATAAGGATATGAGATGAGCATTTTAAGCAAATTATTCGGTGGTGGTGGCAAGAACCCTATGGACGCTGCCAATCAATATCTGAATCAAATTCCAGGCGTGGCTCACCAAGGCTATGACTATTACATCAATCAGGGTAAAGATGCCTCTGGTAAGACGAAGAGCCAATACGAAGACATGATGAATGACCCTACAGGGTTCATTAATAAAATCATGGAACAGTATAAGGAGTCTGAAGGCTACGGCTTCGCCAAAGACAGACTGACTAAAGAAATGGGCAACACTGCTGCTATGGGCGGTATTGCTGGTACGCCTTTAGATCAGGTGAATCAAGCTGAAGGAGTTCAAGGATTACTCTCCAAGGATATGCAACAATTCCTCGAAAATGCTCTAGGACGCTACGACAAAGGGTTAGCAGGTGAGGAAGGTATTGCCACTCGTGGTTATGACGCTTCAGGTAAACTCACTGATGTTCTGGGTGGTGCGCTGAATCAGCAAGGTGGATTAGCCTTCAATGACGCTCAGCAGAAGAATAAGAACAATAACGATATGTGGAGTATGTTCGGTAAGGCGTTAGGAGGTGGTGCTGGTTTCGCTCTTGGTGGGCTGCCTGGTGCAACTTTTGGCGCAGGTTTGTTCGGAGGAAAATAATATGGCGATTCAATTCACTGATTTCTCCAAAGCTCAATTACTGGATTCTCCGGCTAAGTCTATCTTTGAAGACGTGCTGAAAGGCTATCAAATGTCGCAAGTACCTGGGCAGATGAAGCAGGAAGCTACGGCTAAAGAACTTGCTAACTCATTAAAGAAGCTTGAGGTCGAACACAAGCCGAAGGAATATGCTCTAGGCGACCAAGAGAAAGGTTTATCTAATGCGCTGAAGTCTAAAGCTCTTGAGCACTATGAAGAGAAGTTTAAGCTTGAGAAGGACTACAAGACTGCTCAGATTCAAAAAGCATTACAGCAGAAGGTTGGCGGTACTCCTAAAGCCAATGGTGAGCTGGCCAACTACATTGTCTCTCATCCAGATGCTTCTCAGGAAGACATTCGCAAAGCCTATGAAGAGATTCATGGTAAGAAGATGGAGCATGAGGACACGATTATCGACCGCAGCAAGGATGTTGTCGCTGGTAACTCCTTTGACAAGCTCCCTACGAATGACAAGAAGCAGTCCGTTGCCTTGATGAAGGGTATGGGCGTTGACCCTGTTGAAGCGGTAGCTTACTTGCGCCAGAAGGGCAATAGTCCCTCATCCTATGCGAAGGAGCAGGGTATTGATGTGACTAAAGTCGAGCCTGATTACGCAGCTGGTGAGCAGAATATCAAGATGGCTCAGCAAGCTAATGCCTACATGGAAGAAATCGATACCTTAGAAAAGCATATTAATGACGGTCTTGGTAAGTACCAGAATAAGATTATGGGCTACTCATTAGAGCAAATTGCTGACGCTGCTGAAGGTTTTAATCCTGACCAGCAAGCCAGAGCACTCGCTGCTCGTGCGTTACTGCCTGAATTAAACTCACTTCGATTGAAGATTGCTGGCGGTAACATCGGTATTGAAGCCCTGCGTGAACTGGAACATAAGTCCCTAGGTAAGCTCAATGTCCTTGAAAGCCTCGTTGATTCTGAAACCTATACGAAGGCTCAGCAGTACATGACTGACTGGATTAAAGAAGCTGGTCAAGTGCGCGTGAAGTCTTTGGTTAATAACAGCATGTTAAAGAGCAGACTCCAGAAGAGTGCCGAAGCTGAATCGAAGAAGGGTAAGGTGCTTAATTTAGCTACTGGAAAATGGGAGGATGAATAATGGCTTTAACCACAATTAAGGTTAAGTTGCCCTCTGGCCAGATTCAGCAAGTTAAAGTGCCTGATGATTGGGATGAGGAAAAGATTACGTCCTCTATGAAGGAACACTTCCCTGACGAGTACAAAGACGATCAGCCGAAGCCTATGGAGTTGGAGCTTAATAAAGGCCAGCCTAAAGAGCGTACCGGTGTCATGGGTGTCATTAGTGACGTTGCTCGTGGCACAGGTAATGCAGTGAAGGGTGGAATTAATTTCCTAGCCAAAACGCCTGACATGCTTGAAGACCTTGGTGAAGAATTACTAGAACACCCTGGTACTGGACAGCTCAGAGGTTTAGCTGAAATTGCAGCTGAAGGTGCTGAGATGGGTAAAGGCATTATCAATGCCCCTTATAACCTTAATCAGTACTTAGCCCGTAAACACTTACTACCTCAAGTATTGGGTAAATTAGGCAAGTTGATTCCTCACATCCCAGAAGACACAGGATTGGAAAAGGCTCTAGGACTGGAAGCTCGTAAGGGCGATAAGTTACTGCGCGGGTTGACTGAAGCTGCTGGCCTAGTTGCAGGTGGTGCTCCTATTGCTAAAGGCATTAAGAAAGCTGTTACAGCTCCCAGTAAAGAACGTCTATTTAAGCGAGCATTAGAATCTAAGATTGCAAAAGCGGCTGAAGAGAAAGGTTTGGCTGTAGGAGACTTAGACAAGCTGAAGGAAGCATTGACAGATGAATACACTAAATTGCACCCAAGCCGACCTGGAGAGCTAACCCCTGGTGGACAGCAATCTGAAATTAATATTAAGAAGCAGAAGTTAGAAGCTAATCCTCAGAAGGATAATATCCCTGAAGGTGAACTGCCTACGATTCCAGAAGCTCCTGACACTAAGGGAATGCTTGAACGCCACCAGAAGGCTATTGATGAGGCGAAAGAGGCTGCTGAAGCTGATGTGGGTATATTAAGCAATCCTAAACTTGGCGCAAGGAAGAAGATTAAGTCTGCCATTAAAGAGGTTAAAGGTTCTGCTTCTGAGTTATATGAAGCCAGTCGTAACCACTATAAGGATCAGAAAATCTCTGCTGATAATTCTGCCGAGATTAAAGCAGCCACTAAAGAACTTGAAGCCATGAAAGATGCTGATGAATTAGCACCTGGATATGGTTCTGGTACTGGAGAGCAGAAAGCGTTAGAGGCTCAAATTGAGGCACTTAAAGGGGAGAAAGTAAATGCAAGCGACATATTTGACTTACAGCGAACGCTGGAGAAGATGGCTGAAAATACTCGCGAGAAACAGTTTGCCTCTGGAAAAGGTACAACCGATTTAGACCGTAATCGGTTTGGCCAAATAGCTGAGAAGTTAGATTTTCATGCGGAGAAATTGGCTAAGCGATTAGAGTCAGTCGGTGGTAAAGATGTTCAGAAAATGATTACAGAGGCTAATAAAGGATGGCGTGTTTACAAGCAGCTTAGTCTGGATAACCCTGTGGGTAAAGGTGCTATGTATGGTGAAATCCCTAATCAGGCATTGATTAAGATTGCAGACGACCATCCAGCTAACGACTTTATGAAAGCCTTGGTAGATTCTGACCCTCAGCTGAGAAAGCAATTATTAGCGGCTTACTCTGGAGAGAGTAATGTTAATAAGCTATTAAAGCCAAGCTCAGTGATTGATGGCTATATTAAATCATTGCCAGAGGTTGAAGAGAAACTAACTGCCTTTAAGAACGCTGTGTCTGATTACAAAGCGGGTGAAAAGTCTGCTGCTAAGATTAGTAAGGCGCATGAAGACTTAGTTAAATCCATGAAGGAAGTTGCTCAGGCTAAACAGCTCCAGCAGCAAATTAAGTTCCATGAAGAAGCTATTCCCAAGATTCGCGAGAAGATGAAGAAGGTAGATGAGAAGAGTGCCGAACATGCTAAGTTAGATAAACAGCTTAAAGACCATGAGGAGCATTTAGCCGACAAGAATTATCTTCTCAAGAAGTATGGCAAGTATGTAGTTGGTTACGTCATCGGGAAAGAAGTGGCTAATAGAGTTGGTTTCTAACAAGGATATATGTCGTCAATTAAGGCGGCATATAAGTGATAGACCAACAGAGCTAAAATAATTGTAGATAACATATTGTCCCCTGGATAATATTTAAGCATTATACAGGTGGATTGGGTAGAAATCAAGCATAAGGACGTGCTATGGCTATTGACTCACATTACATCCCAGCGTTCTCCATTGAGGATGTATTGCTGGATAAAGATACGGGTGCGCCTCTATCTGGTGGTCTTGTTTACTTTGAGCAAGATAATCAGCGTGGCGTACTGAAGCCTGTGTATCAGATTACAGGTACTTCACCTAATTACAATTACACGCAGCTGCCCAATCCTATGACATTGAGTTCCATCGGGACATTTCAGGACTCCTTGGGTAATCCAGTTGTGCCGTACTTCTATCCGTATGATGAAGAAGGTGATGTTGAGTACTACTATGTTCGGGTAACAAGCTCTGAAGATGTACCACAATTCGACAGAGAGGCCGTTCCCTACGTAGGCTTACAGGATAATGCGGAAATCCTCAATGTCATTACTAATGAGCTGTCAAACCCTCAGTTTATCGAGCAAGTTTATACAGGGACTCATGTCTTCAGCTTCAGCGCAGCAGCTCAGCAGGTCGTTAATATTGCGCCAGATTGGGACATAATTGTAACTTGCCCTACTACAGGTACGGTGACTGTAACCCAGACTACACCAGCTGGTTCTCTGAACATTATTACGAACCCAGGAACAATCTTAACGATTAGCTCTGCGGGAATTACAGCCTTGCAACTTCGTCAGAGGATTTATGGATCGCCTAACCTCTGGAGTTCAGGTTATCTATCTGCAACCTTCGTTGCTAAGACTTATAGTGGCACATCAGTCACCCTTAATATGTACTACAGCCAATCTAACGGGACAGTAGTTGACCAGTTATTGGTATCAGCTTCATTGCCAGCGAGTGGTGATTACGAGGCATTCAGTAATGCGTTCCTCATTCCACCATCTAACAGCACTCAGACCTTCCCGAATGCTTACGTTGATATTTACTTTGATATCCCATTGAGCATTCAGATTGACCTGACAAGCGTCATGGTTGCGTTCACGGGTAATACTGCGATTAACAATATTGCTTATGACCAAGAGTCTTACGCAAGACAGCTTGACCATCTATATCACTATGCTTATCCAGTTGTCCCTGTAGGAGCTGTAATTGACTTTGCTGGCCCAGTATTGCCACTACATTTCTTGTCTTGTAATGGCGCAGCTGTTAGCAGAACAACTTACCCAATACTATTCGCAGCCATTGGGACTACATGGGGTGTCGGGGACGGCTCAACGACATTTAACCTGCCTTTACTGGCAGATAAAGTCACTGCGGGAATAGGTGGCTCTTTCGGTGTTCTTGGCGCAACAGCTGGCGCAAATACTCATGCTATTACCATGGCAGAAATGCCAGCGCATAACCATGCGGGGAGTACAGCTACAGCTCCAGTTGGTGGTGGTGGTGGCGGTGCAATTCCTACAGCTGCAAACGTTACTGTATTAGGAAGTGTACCTGTGACGCTCAATATAGCAGCAGCAGGTGGTGGAACATTGAACGTAAGTGGTGCGCCAATTTCTCTGGTTCAATCCACGGCAATGATGCAGAAAATTATTCGATACCGATAACCATAAGGATATGAAATGACTACTCAATACAAGTTACAGAAGGATGTTGCAGGGTACAACGGATTTGGATTGCAGTTCTGCGACCAGAAGTTCAGTGCTTCACTAGCCTTAACGACTGATACAGCCCTTACGGTTCCAATTAATGGAGCTATGGGACAGGCATTAAACTCAGTTAATAAATGGCTTGCTGTGATTCAGGTTGAAGCGAATGCGTCTGTATGGTTTGCCTTAAATACTACGGCAGCAGTCCCAGCTTCAGGAGCCTTTGCATTAACAACTTCTGACCTAATCATCGGCTCTCAGTATTACGGAGTTGAAGTTAAAGCTGGGGACGTAATGCACTTTTTAGCCCCTGCAGCAGGTACGGACATTCTAGTTAAGTTTTACGCTTTGCCAGCTAACTAAGGCACTGCGAACCCAATATCACAAGGAGTGTGGTTATGGCATTAGTACCTGATCAAAAGTTTAGTACCTTCCAGAATGGAGGGGATGTTGAGGTGGGCGACACAATTGTCGGTCTGCGTGGAGGTATTAATACTCGATTCCTCTACACAGGTGAGCTGCCTCCTGGATATATAGTTCCCATTGACCAAGGTGGTACAGGCTCAGATACAGCAGCAGGTGCTAGAACCAATTTAGGTTTAGGTACAATGGCTGTACAGAACGCTAATGCCGTGGCCATTACAGGTGGTACTGCCGCTCTGACTTCAGGTCAAGTAGCCGATGCGCCTGTCAACCCAACTGACCTTGTGAATAAAGCTTACGTGGATGGCATAGCTACAGGTGTTCAGACGGTAGTAGGGACGGTCAATCAGATTGATGTGGATAGCACTGACCCTGAGAACCCGATTCTAAGCTTGTCATCAACGCTGAATGTCCCTGGAACCTTCAATATCCAAGGCACGACTGCGGTGAACGGAATCATCAATGACAACACCATGGCAACTGCTACTGCAACTAACCTTGCAACTGCCTTATCTATCAAGACTTATGTAGATGGTCTCGATGCGGGTAGCGTCAAAAGTGTTGCGGGAACGCTCAACAGAATTACATCCACAGGTGGCGTGAACCCTGTGATTGATATTGCTTCTACCTATGTAGGGCAAACCTCGATCACAACCCTTGGTACGGTTACGACTGGAACTTGGAACGCAACTCCTATTGATTTAGCTACGTATGTGAGCGGTAATCTTGCGGTAACGCACCTTAACTCAGGAACCAGTGCTACTGCGTCAACTTTCTGGCGTGGTGATGGCACTTGGGCGACCCCTGCGGGAACTGGCGTTACGAGTGTAAGTGGTACTACAGATAGAATTACCTCGACTGGAGGCACAACGCCTGTAATTGACATAGCATCGACTTATGTAGGTCAGACTTCGATTACTACGTTAGGGACTGTGGTCACAGGTGTATGGAACGCCACACCAATTGACTTGGCAACCTATGTCTCAGGAAACCTTGCAGTGTCACACTTGAACTCTGGTACTGGTGCTACAGCTGCCACGTTCTGGAGAGGTGATGGTACGTGGGGAACGCCAGCTGGCACAGGGGTAACTAGCGTATCAGGCACAGCAAACCGTATTACATCAACTGGTGGGGCAACGCCAGTCATCGACATTGCTGGAACGTATGTTGGTCAAACGTCTATTACGACTCTTGGCACAGTAACTACAGGTACATGGAATGCAACGGCAATCGACTTAGCGACTTACGTAAGTGGGAATTTAGCTGTAACTCATTTGAATAGTGGCACAGGTGCGAGCAGTGGAACATTCTGGCGTGGTGATGGCACATGGGCAGCTCCCGCAGGAAGCGGTACTGTCAACTCTGGGTTAATCAATGAATTAGCATGGTACGCAGCCAATGGTACGGCAGTTTCAGGTCTGACTACGGCAAATTCTGGTGTGCTGGTTACTTCAGCTGGTGGTGTTCCAAGTATTAGTACGACATTGCCTGATGGATTGGCTATGGGTACTCCGGCCTCACTGACCCTAACCAATGCTACAGGATTGGCCGTTCCTACTGGATTAAGTGCTACTGGAACTCCAGATGCTACTACCTTCCTTAGAGGTGACGGAACTTGGGCTACACCTCCTGGCGGTGGAACAGTTAATAGCGGAACAGCGAATCAGATTGCCTACTATGCGAGTACTGGAACAGCAGTGAGCGGATTAACAGGTGCTAATAGTGCCATGTTGGTCACGAACTCCACTGGTGTTCCTGCAATGACTGCCTCTATGACTGATGGCCAAATCATTATCGGGGTGACTGGTGGTACGCCTGTCCCTGGAACATTGACGGCTGGCTCAGGCATTTCAATCTCTAACTCAGCTGGTGGGATCACAATCTCTGGAACTGGTTCTGGTATTGGTTGGACTGAAGTTACAGGTACGACTCAAGCCATGGTTGCTGATAGTGGTTACGTTTCCAACAACAGTGCGCTGGTGGTCTATACATTGCCGACAACTGCCGCATTTGGTACTGTAATTGACTTAGTCGGTAAAGGTGCTGGCGGTTGGAGAATTGACCAGAACGCGAGTCAAAATATTCAGATTGGCTCAGTATCATCTACTGTAGGAACTGGCGGAAGCGTGGCTTCAACGAATCGATTTGATTCGGTAGATTTGCTATGTACTACTGCTAACACTACATGGACTATTTTAGGTGGAGCGCAAGGAAACCTAAATATAATTTAAGGATTAATTATGCCAATCAATAATGCGATTAATAGTGTAATAACAACTTTTACTCCTACACCTTACGGTTCTACTACACCAGGTTCTCCGACTGGTACTTTTCTTGCATATTATTTTCGTGTAGGAAAAATGGTTTTTTATAATGGTTCTCTTTATATTTCAAATGTAGGCGGCATGGTTGGTGAAATACGTTTACCAATACCAGTGCCTTTAGATACGTCTGGTTTTTCTTCATTTACAGGAAATGTAGGTTTTAGAGCGTCTATTACAAAAGCACTAACATGCTCTGTAGCAGGTAATCAATTTTTAGCCCTGCAAGAATTTGCAAATAACAATCCACCTATACTTGATACTGACTTAGGCAGTGGGGATCAGTTAAGATTTAATATTTGGTATCTTGGAACGTAGGAATTATAAATTATTCACAATAACAAGGAATTAGTCAATGAGTATTACAGCATAAACTTCGACCATGTAGTTAACCAATTAATCCAATAACATAAGGACGTGTAAAATGGGTATTATCAATGTAACACCAGGACAAGTGGGTTTGGTAGGTGTATTGCCAAGCATAGCTTATATCAATACAGACGACACAATCGCTGAAGTCATCACTACTGGTTATCTTAACAAGGAAGTGGCTAACGGATTGCAAATCTCTTTACCTTGTATCGCAGCCGTAATTACTAAGGCAACACCTACATCTGCGCCTCAAGTGGGCTGGTATCAGGTTAGCCATGTTGGTGCTAACTGGTCTCTGGTCATCGGTTCTAATGAAGTCATTGCACTTCCAGATGGTCAAATTCTAGTCGGTAGTGCTGGTGGAATTGCTACTCCAGTGGCTATGACTGGTGATATTTCAATCACTAATGCTGGTGTGACTGCAATCGTAGCTGGTGTAATCGTCAATGCTGACATTAATGCTGCTGCTGCAATTGCTTACAGTAAATTAGCGGCTCTTCCAAGTGCGCAAATCCTTGTTGGTTCTGCTGGAAACGTACCGACAGCTGTAGCTATGTCAGGTGACGTGACTATCAGTAATGCTGGTGTAACTACAATTGGCGCAGGTGCTATTGATTTAGCAATGTTGTCTGCTGGAATTACTCCTGCGTATATTATAAAGTTAGGTGGCAAGGATGTTAGTGGTGGTGGTTCTGCTACCGTTACTATTGCAGCAGTTGGCGTTGTAGCCACTGACTTAGCTTTTGCAGCAATCCAAGCGTCTGCCAATCCGGTGAATATCCAAACTGTTACCGCAGCGACAGACCAAGTAATCGTTGTGTGCTCTGCTGATCCAGGTGCAGCTACGATTTGCTGGAGTGCTGAGAGAGCAGCAGCTTAATTAACCAAGGAAGCGTTATGACTTTAGAGCAATTGAAAGCAAGAAGTGTTGAGCTACAGAACTCCATCAACATGACTACGAATCAGGTATTTGTACTTCAAGGCCACAAGCATGAAGTCGAATATCAGATTAAAGTGGCACAGGAAGAAGCTGATGCTCTTGCAAACCAGGTTGAACCTCCTGTAGTATAACGGTTCTTAATGGCTGGCACTTACTTACCATTGGATTGTCCCCATAGTGAGACGTGTTGGCCATTTCCCTAATACTATAAGGAAGTAATATGGATATTAAGTTAGCGGAAGCATTATTAAGACGTAAAGAGTTAGCAGAGAAGTTAAACGTATTACGTCATTTCAAAGATAACCACGCATTTTACGAAGTTCGCGGTCAACGTGTGAAAGTAACTGAAGGCTTGGAAGACATTAATGTCAACTACCCTAAGCTTGAAGTCTCACAGGTTACGGCTGAATTTGATTACGTTGCCAAACAACTACGCTTAGTAGACGCTCTAATCCAGCAAGCCAACTGGACTACTGTTCTTGAAGTAGACCCAATGGTTATGGAAGCATTTAGCGCAAAAGCGTAACACCGAGTTAGATAGCTGGATGGTATGAGAAAGGCCGCTAGGAGCCTTAATCCTAAGCAGCAGTACTGTTGCGTTGCCAGAGCATGTCTGTAACATGCTATAACTGTAGCTCAATTGGTAGAGCACTAGACTTTTAATCTGGGTGTCGCTGGTTCGATTCCAGCCAGGTATCATTCATTGAGAATGAATTACTGATCTTGAATTCCGATTATTATTACAGCTTATATCCGAAGTCTCGACTGACCGATTAATGCGTTATTCCCCGCAGTGACGACACAGGGGTACGCTAGAAAATCCGCTTTCCGACTACGATAATTCCGACTAACCAACTCATAATTCAGCTATCCTTTTAATGTTCAAAGACAATGCTATACTGAAGATGATATCTGTGGTTTTTTTAGCGTCCTTACCTGAAATTACTCCACTTTTTCCACAGATATCCTTAACAGGGATTAGCATGAGAATAGTATGCCAAGGATTGGTGTTCATCTTTACCACTTATCTATCACTGGCCTATCTGGTCGGGTGTGCTCATTTTCATCGAGTAAAATTTAACAGTCAGCCATATATTATCCCGTTCACAGGGTATGACTATAAGACTTGCAAAGCGATTCGAGTGAGCGTAGATGATAAGAAATACACCATACCTAAAGGTTTTGAGACGGATTTGGCGAGCGTTCCGCGCTTGTTATGGCCAATTTTTGCACCTCAATATTCAGGTTTCGTGGCTCCTGCAATCCTCCACGATTACTTATATCGCTGTACTCATGACATTACTCGCCAGTTCGCTGATGAAGTACTGTACTCAGCATTAATCTCAGAAAACGTAACCCCATTCACCGCATCTAAATTCTATTTAGGAGTTCGCCTATTCGGTGGCTCTCACTTTGAACATGGAGTGTGTTAATGACTCATGAAGAGACGTTTCAGGCTTGCATCAAATCTATTCTTGCGCACGAAGGTGGTTTATCCATAGATAAACGTGACCCAGGTGGCGTGACGCAATGGGGTATCTCACTTCGATATTTACGTTCCATAGGATATGACATTAATGGAGACGGTAAAGTCGATAAGGAAGACATTATAGGTCTTCCGCTGAAAGGTGCAATAGGTATTTACAGAAAATATTGGTGGGACAAGTACCGATATGCCGGATTTAATGAACTCGTAGTAGTAGAGAAAGTGTTCGACCTAGCCGTTAACATGGGTGGCATGGCGGCTCATAAGTTGCTTCAGATTGCTATCAATCGCTTGCGAGAGCAGCCCATTACAGTTGACGGACTACTAGGTGGACAAACTTTTGGAGCAGCTAATTCCACGGATGGAACCAAGCTGCGTCAAGAGCTAAGGGAGTGTGCCAAGCATCGGTACACAGAGATTATTGCAGCGAATCCTGCCATGGAATGGGCGAGAAACGGATGGATGAATCGGGCGCGGTGGTAAAACGCCACACAGAATCGAATGAGCAAATAGCTGCCATGGATTGGCTTAGAGCACAACACCCGAATATAGCATTACACACGCTACATATCGGTAATGAGCGAAAGGCTAGCTACTACGCTGGCTACATTATGAAGCGGATGGGCGTACTGAAGGGTGCGAGTGATCTCTTCATGGCGTGGCCTTGTGGAGGCTTCCATGGGCTATTCATTGAAGTTAAATCCAAGATAGGCAGACCAACTGCTGAGCAGAAAGCATTCTTACAGAGAATGAAAGACGTGGGCTACAGAGCTGAGATTTGTTATGGTGCTGAAGAAGTAATCAGCACCATGAAGAGTTATCTTGGTTTTTACCAGGGCATATCATCGTCCTCTATGCCCGCTTCATAAGACTTATCTTTCGGAGCGGCAGCGTGTTCTTTCGATTTTGGCATAAGCTTCAGGTCATGCGCTATTACGAAGAACTTTGTGCGCTCCTGCCCGTCCTGAGTAGTGTACTTCTGGTTATCCATTTCGCCTTGAATATAGAGCAAGTCACCTACATTCACATACTTCTCCGCAATTTCTGCCAGCTTATTGAATAACGTGACGTTATGCCAGGTCACTTTCTCCTGCTTCTCACCATTCTTAACGAATTTCTTCGAAGTAACCATGCTGCAATTGGTAATCTTCACGCCACTCGATGTAGTTTTTGTGTCAATCTTGCCCACTCGACCTAAAATTGTTCCTTGGTTAACCATGATATATCCTTATAGTTTCAGTAGTTGTTGAATAAAATGATGTGCGCCTTCCCAATTTAACTCTTCTATTGCTTCCACTTCATAGTACGCTAGGGCTTTTCCTACCCTTTCGTCAGTAAAGTTCTTTTCAGCGAGTAATCGCTTAATCTCAATATGCAATTTAGCCGCTTCTTCTCCAGTTTTATCCACTTCTGGTTCGTCTTGGCTTTCCGCAATTTCTTCTCCAGACGTGCTATCCTCCGGCTCAAGATCCAATCCCACATTACTGCCTCCTTGCTTGGTTAGAATGTCCTGCTTTAACCGCTCAGTGCGTGATTTTGAAGGTGTATAATCTGCTTCAATGATGTAATCTTCGACCTCTTCACGGGACTTGATACCCTTTAGAGCGTCAGGGAAAGCATCACGTAGACAGAACCCTCTAGCCCGAAGCTTTAACATCCGCTCAGGGTATTGATTCCAGACACCACCTTTCGCCAGAAGACCCGCTTTCTTAGCCATATCCAGTGTGAACACGCTCTGCTTATCAGCTTTACCTTTACGTTTAACGGTGCAGGTATAGCCAATTACTGCGTCATTCTTAAGGATTGGAGTCTCAATAATGTCATCGAACTCACGGTGGGACATACACAGGGCAAGCATTTCATCACCCCACATCACAGCCTTACCGTTAACGATGGCGATACATTGCATTGCTTGTTCAGGAGACATACCAATCTGATAGCCTAATGCCCAGCATAGAAATAAGTCTTGTGGCTTACCTCTAAAGGACTTTGGAACCAAGTCTGATGTTGCCAGCTGACCCGCTAACTTCATGTAATGCGGTGCTAACTCTTTGGAGAACAAACTGTCATCTAATCGACCAGTTCTCATGTGACTGACTTCCAGCGATTTCTCGCTAACCGTTGCTAACTCTGTAGTTTCCATGTGATCCCTCACTTGATGTTAAAAACGCGCGTACCTTTTTTAGTAGCCTTCCATGTGGCCAGCATTTCACCTTCCTGCCCGACAAGATATTCCGCATCACCCATATGAGCCATGAGTTCCATCTTCATTTTGTCTTCGGTCTCAGTCAAATCCTTGATTGAAGCCTTAACATTCATCAATCCGACAAGGGCATTGGCTGTCCTAAAGTTAGATTGAACGACTTTATCGGGGTGAGGTTTGGGGAATTTTAATCGGCAATCAGATGTTGATATGGGATCGGGTTCGATTCGGTTCTGAACACAATGCCAGAAATCAAGGTCGGCCTTCAGGATTAGTTCTTCGAGAGCTGCGTCACGCTCGTATATGAATTGCTTGTACTCCATTCCTCCGATGAGCACAGCACAGTAGCCTCTAGTGGCATTAGTAATAAGGCATTGTTTGGCGACCTGAATGAGATACACCAAAGGAATTCCGTCCGTAAGTGCCATGTCCCATTCTTTACGCTGGAAACTGTTGGCAGACTTGGCCTCAATAACTGCGTTCTCAGACTCAATCCAGCCATCCAAATTGGCAAATATAAAAGGGTACTCAGGATGATAAACGGTATCTGGGAACGTAACTTTAACATCATTTTCTTCAGCGAATCGTTTGATAATGATTGGCTCTAAAGCATTTCCCCAGTACTGCTGCTCAGTGATTTCATTATCAGATTCAATTGCGCCAATCTTTTCAAGGTATAACTGGTAGGGTGTCTTGTATGTAGAGTAACCCATAATGATAGGCGTATCAGACGCACCTATCCCTTCGTGCCTCTTGGATCTTTGTTCATCCGTTAACATAATTTTCCCTCCTGGAAAGGATTTATTATACACCACAATCCATGTGGAATTCAAACTAGGTTTAGTTTATAATAGTTTAGTATTTGACCGGAGAGAGCCAATGAGCATTGATGAAGTCGTCAAATGGTTTGGCAATCTTAATCAGGCGTGTATTGCGCTTAATATTGCCTCCCAGAACATGACGAAATGGAAGAAACAGGGGTATATTCCCTATAAGCAACAGTTTCGCATAGCCCAATTGACAGAAGGTGAGCTGCTGCCGGATGATGAAGACCCGTATCTTCTGAAATTACAAGGAAAGTAACATGAGAAAGAGCTGCTTAAAGATATTTGCCTTCTTAATAGCGTTCGTTTTCACACAGTTAATAGTGTTGCCATGGATGAGCGACAACGAATTATTGCCATTATGGGTTGATATCCTTGTCATGTCGGGTGGTCTCGTCCTATTTGTGGCATTAGTAGACCGTGTGACCTGTAAATTATGGAGAGAAAATGAATTTTCAGAGTGAAATGGAACGGTTTCTTGAGAAGGGAACCAAGGAAATCTGGGACGAGTTTATGGCTGAGATAAACACGGATGAAAATAAAGATTATCGCAGGGGATTTAAAGCAGGATTGCTTTGTTCACACCTCTACATTAAATCACATATAGGGAAATTTAAAGATGCTTCTACTGAACAACCAACCGATTGACTATTTTCTCTTCTCAGGTGGAGAGTTCCAGCTTAAATTACCCCATAAGATTGAATTTGAACGCGCCATCCTTACATGGAAACCTATTGATGCTTCTGAAATTACCTTCCTAGCCTTAGCGGTTAATGCGCTAAAGCATATGGGTATCTGGGACATTGACCTTGATATCCTGTATTTACCCTACGCCAGACAGGATAGAGTGTGTAGCCCAGGTGAGTCACATAGCCTTGAGGTTATCTGTAAATTCCTGGATAACTTAGGGCTAACCACTATCCGTATTTGGGACGTACACAATGAACCCAAGACCGAAGATTTATTCCATGACACTACTGTGTGCTTTGTCACGGCTACCAATATTTTTGACCGCTATAGAGTTCTGGATGATTTCGACCTCAGCAATCTAATTATCTGTGCGCCAGATGATGGTGCTTATCCCCGTGTTGCTGACCTTTGTAATTACTTTGATATGACCCAGCCAATTGTCTTACATAAAGACCGTTGCCCTGAAACTGGTCGCATAATTGGGATGAAATCTAACAAGCATAATCGCTGTGTTGACAGCTGGAATGTCTTAATCGTGGATGACATTTGTGATGGTGGTGCTACGTTCAATCAAGCTGCGCAACTGCTAAAGGAAATGG